ATCCACAGTAGGATGCCTATTACCTATAGAGTTACATCCACGAGTCCAGCTAGGTAAATCAAATAAGTGTATACTAACGTCAGGTAAGTAGTATATAGGCACACGGCCTGATGCAGCTGAAATAGCTACATTGGCCTTAGTTTGAAGTTCACGATTTGAAATTCTATCTAGGTAGTATTGAACTGGCTCTACTAACAACACTCTTTCCCCAGGCTGGGCAATATCGTGTGCTGTATCAAAGTCACAGGTTCCTATGTCAACGTAATCATACCTCATCTTTGACTCTTTCAAAGTATAATAGATTCTGAGTAAACCATCCCATATGATAACCGTTACGCATATCTAATATTAATTGACCTTCACGCTCTTGATTACGACGTAAACCTGCTGCAGTCAGTAGGTCCGCCCAGTCTTGTTTATCTTTACAATTTATATGACCTATACCACCTTGACCAACGGCTGCTGCAGTCCAGATTAAAGTATCTTTAACTGTTTGCACTACTTTAGCTACTACTTCTTCTTCACGTTCTTGTTCAATATGTTCAGCTACTTCCATACATACTACTACATTTGCTGACTCTTCTTCAATATCAAATAAACTCTTATACTCAAGATAAGGTTTACCATGTACACGATCATCAATATCTAATCCGCGTGCATCTATGCCTTCTGAACGAAATGAGTTAACAAAATGTCCTGGCCCACAACCAATATCAAGTAGTGTTGCAGGGTTTAACTCTTTTTTAATCCAAGTAGCTAAACGATCTGCAAAAGGCTTTTCTTCTGCGTGCATATGATTAAAGTTTAAACGCTCGGGATATTGTGGAACGTCACGCTTTAACCAAGCTAAATCTTGACGATCATATTTACGCTCATACCAACCTTTGTTAGTGTAAACGTTCATGATCTCTTCAAAAAACTCCTCATACATAGGAGCTACCTTTTCCAGCGAGAAGTTTTCAGCCCATTGTCTACAGGCTTTAGGATCAATACGATCAATATTTTGAGCAGCCCACACAAAGTGATCAAAGGTACGGCAGCGATAGCCTGTTTTACCGTGAAGATTATTCTCAGCAAACGAACCCCAGTCAGTTGTAATTGTAGGAGTACCTGAAAATAACAGCTCCATCTGTACACCACCAAAAGGCTCAATATACATTGAAGGAACAAAAGCACCTTTTGCACCTGCCATCAATTCACGACGTTTAGCTTGATCAGCATACCCAACAAATTCTACGTGTTCTGGAAAGGTTAGGTTTTCTGGATTTTGTCCAGCTATAATTAATTTAGCTCCGATTGCTTGTGTGGCTTGTACAGCAATATGAACACCTTTACCCTCGTATACACGACCTAAGAATAGGAAGTAGTCTGACTTCTTTTCTCTGAACTCAAAGTCATCAGGATCAAAGTAGTTTGGAATTACACAATCATACCAGTCTTGTTTACAAGTTGCTACTGAATTAAGTCCATAGTATGCGTGATAGATAGCATAAGATTCAAAAATCTTCCAACGTGCCCAATGTCCACTAGCATAGCCAATTCCTGGCTCTACTACAATCATGTCTGAGTGTGCGTCACATATAGGGCGAACTCCTGATCCCCAGAAAGGCAGTAAGAAATCTAATGGTTTTTTACGCACGGCAATTTCTTGAATGGCATTTTTAAAAAACGTCTGATAAGCATGATCATTCATGTCAAACTTAAAGAAGTTTTTACGCCAGTCATGAGTACCGTACGATTTATCTAAGTCTTCGTTAGTGATTACAGTTACGTGCTCGTCACAGTCTAACTGCGAATCTTCGTGTCCGTAATGGGTGATGTGATGCCCGCGAGCACGCATCATTTTTGCAAACTTTAAAACCTTTTGTGTATAGGCACAGGCCACATAGTCTTTATTTGTAACTGTGTGTGGAAGTCCTAGAATATGGAAACGAAATTTCATTTTTATAGTTGGTTAGGTTTAAAAACTAGCGGTGATCAGCCGCCAGTGGTGAAAGTATAAATTGCATAACGTGTAGCGTCAGCACAGTGAGAAGCCATACCATGTTCTGGTCGCTCTTTAAGCAGATTAGTTTTATGATCCCAGCGATATTCATTAAACATTATACGAACATTTTCACACTGAGGAGATACTTTTACTCTGCCTTGCTCTACAAGTGAGGCAACCATTGCTAATCCATCAAGAACTGACTTTTTAGCTTTAATAGTAGCAATGTCGTAAGTGTAAGCAAGATCAGCAGCAAATTGAGCAGCAGCTGAGTCAATAAAGATAGTTTCTATATTCCACTTATCTATTAACTCTTGCATCTTCTCCACATGGCCTTCAGTGGTAGCTTGTGCTTCTTGGTATTCATCTACTATGTGGTAACTGTCTGTTTTGGCTTTGTACACTATTACTACAAACGCAGTGGGATCTTTGTAACCTGGGTCAAGTCCTGCAATGATTTCATCACCGTCATCTGCTTCATACTCTTCAATAAATCGATCTTCATCAAACTTAAATATCTGACCTTCGTAAGTTGAAAAGGAAGCCATGTATTCTTGTTCAAATTCAGCTTTTGACATAACTGTACGAGCTTCTTGAACGTCTGACTCACTCATACGCTGATTTTCAGTGTAGTCTGCTGTAATTGAGGCCCATTCAGGATACTTGTCCTGAAACCCGCGGTCAAAGAATCTTGAGAACCAGTTGTTCTTACCACGAGGTGTTGAAATAAAGATTGCTTTTGATCCTGGGCGGTCTAAGGTAGGTCGAAGGGCTACATTAAATGCTGCTTCACCATCTCCTAGTGCGGCTTCATCAAATATGATAAGATCGTAGCTGCGACCTACGCAAGAGTCTACAGTACTTAAACTACCTAAACGAATAGTTGATCCGTTAGTTAACTCTAAGATTTTGTCTTTTACGTTGTCTCGTTCAACTTCTAGGTCGAAGCTACGAATCAATCTGCGCTGTAGTTCAAATGAAATTGACGATAGGGTATAGTTTGGCGATATAATTAATATATTACAACCAGGAACCAACATTACCAGTTGTCCGATAACATTAGCGATATAAGTTTTGCCTAGTCTGCGAGCAAGAGCTGCACACACAAAGCGATATTTAGGATTGTTAACTGCATTTATAAGAGCTATTTGCGCTCTATTCACTTGATCCCAGGCTGTAGTAGTCACGCCTGTTTCTGGATCATAAGCTGGAAGCAGTTTAAGATAGTTGATAATAGGTAACTTGATAAACCTACGATCAGCTGGGAATTCTGTTATTGATTCTGAGTCAATATCAGATCTAGAAATTTTAAGCATTGTTACCTTATACTGCGAAACTACTTCCACATCCACAAGTTGACTGTGCGTTTGGATTAGTTATTTTAAATTCTGAACCTTGTAAATCCTCTTTATAATCTATACTTGCACCTTCTAAGTACTGCATACTAATAGCATCTACTAGTAATTTATAGTTATCTAAAGGTAATTCAAAATCATCTTCATTCATTATTTCGTCAAATGTAAATCCATAGCTCATTCCAGAGCATCCACCACCTTGAACAAATGTTCTTAGATTTAAGTTGGGGTTACCTTCTTCAGCTAGAAGGTCTAATATCTTTATTTTTGCTGATTCTGTTATCGTTATCATACTCTGAAACTTTCTCCGCAACCACAGCGATCACGTTCATTTGGATTTTTAAATTCAAATCCTTCATTTAGTCCGTTACGAACCCAGTCCATTGTCAAACCTTTTAAGTAAGGCTCATCCTTAGCGCTTACTAATATTGCAAAAGTAGGTTGGGCATAATTTATAACACCTACTTCATATTCAAAAGTGTCTACATATTCTAATACGTACGCTAAGCCACTACAACCTGTAGTTCTAACACCTATGCGTATTCCTACACCCTTACCACGTTTAGATAAATTTTGTTTGATTCGCTTACTTGCTGTGTCGGTTACGGTAATCATTTACGGCTGCCTTGATAGCATCTTCTGCTAGAATTGAACAATGTATCTTAACTGGAGGCAGGGCTAGTTCTTCTGCGATTTGGGAGTTTTTGATTGAAGCAGCTTCGTCAAGAGTTTTTCCTTTGACCCATTCTGTAACAAGGCTCGAACTCGCAATAGCCGATCCGCAGCCATACGTTTTAAAGCGCGCATCTGTAATAATACCTGTATCATGGTCAACCTTTATTTGTAGTTTCATTACGTCGCCGCAAGCAGGTGCACCTACCATTCCAGTACCTATGCTGGGGTCTGACTTATCAAACTTACCAACATTCCTAGGATTTTCATAGTGATCTATGACTTTGTCTGAGTAGCTCATTTTAACTCCAGTACTTACTGCTATCTAGTCGATCCCAATATGCACGATTATTTCTATTCCAGAAATTTTTAATTAAATAAGTTGCCATACCAAGATATCCCATCTTTTTAAACCTACGTGAATCTTGTCCAAAATAGTGGTTTAGTAGTTTAAACTTTTTAGGGCTGTACATTCGAGATAAGAAGTAGTCTTCTGATGTA